TCGCTCATCACGGGCTATTTCCGATCGACTAATGCGACGCCGCTTGATGCGTGGCATTTAGCGCAGAAGTTCACCACGCTCCCCGTTCTTGACACGACCTTCATCCAGTCGACGCCGCCTGTCGACCGGGTTATTGCTGTGACGTCGACCGGCAAGCAGTTCATCTACGATTCGTTTATCCGCGTTCAGGCTGCTCGGCCTCTGCCGATGTATTCCGAGCCCGGCTTTATCGATCGGTTCTGACCATGGCCTTCGACTGGCTGGACGCTGCGGCGTCCGTTTTCAATGGTTTCATGGGCGCAAGCTCTCAATCTGACACTAACGCTGCCAATGCGCAGCAGGCTCAGAATCAAATGGATTTTCAGGAGCGCATGTCCTCGACCTCCCATCAACGGGAGGTGAAGGATCTTATTGCTGCTGGTCTCAATCCGATTCTTTCTGCTACTCGTGGCGCTTCCTCTCCTGGTGGTGCTATGGCTGTGATGCAGTCGCCTTATCAGGCTGGTGTCAATGCTATGTCTGGTTCCTCTTCTGCCGGTCTCAATCGTGCTCATACCGCGAAAGCCGAGGCCGAGACCGAACGGGTCGAGGAGGAAACCATTTCCGCTCGTGAGGCCGCTCGCGCGGCCAAGCGTCTTAACGATATGGAGGAGTCCGATTTTTCAAAGGTTCGGCAGTCCGGTCAACTCTATATGCTTCGTGCCACTCAGCAATTTATGACTGGCCACTATGGGCAAGGTATCAAGCACCAGGAGGAGAAGAATCTCGTTTATGAGTGGCAGAAGCGTCTCGACAATTCCATTCGTTCTTTGGAGCAATCAATCAGGACTGGTCGCGCTCATGAGGCGTCACTTCGTGCTGGTGCTGCTTTCGATGTCGCCAAGACTGCCCTGGCTAAGCTCCAGGTCAATGAGGCCAGGAGTTCTTCCGACTTTTACGGCGACGTGGGCAAGTCCGTCCACTATCTTCGTGAAGGTGAGAAGGCTGTATCTACCGCTGCTGAGATTGCTCGAGCTCGTTCGTCCATGTCGCTCGGAAATCGCGCTGCAGATCTCAATGATCGTAAATTTAAATGGATGCGTGAAGGGAAATAAACCATGACTACCAAACCGCCGTTTGTTCGCAATCCCTACAACTACGACCTTAAGGAAGCGTCTGACGCTTCCGGCCTGGACTGCTCTGTTGACGGCCCTGGTCGCACCAAGCAATCGTTCGCCGAAGAGGCGGACATCAACACGCTGATTCGTCGCTTTGGGATCGATGGTCCCTTTCCTTCCGGGGTCCGTATGCCTTCGTTCGGCGACTTTTCCAATGTCACTTCCTACCAGGACGCTCTTCACGTCCTTCGCTCGGCCGAGCAGTCTTTCATGGCTTTGCCTGCGCATGTCCGTTCCCGGTTTGGCAACAATCCGTCCGCTTTCGTCGAGTTCTGCGACGATCCCTCTAATCGCGCTGAGGCGCTCAAAATGGGTCTGGTGGAGGCCCCCCTTCCCTCTCCCGCTGCGGCTGCTCCTGCGCCCGTTCCGGCCGCTCCGGCGGCCCCTATTGCACCTTCTTGAAAAAGGTGCTATGCTAAATACAGGTTCCACTCGATGTAACTGTATTTACTGACACCTTTTGTGTCAGTTTTTTTGGGGGTCATCATGAAGCCTTTGAAGCGTTCCACTGTCAACAAGTCGGCTGCTGCCGGTTCCTTTCGTCGGCAAGTTTCGCGTACCAAGGCGCTCAATGTGGCGCCCATGCCAAATCGTGGCGGATACCGTCTCTGATTTGGGAGGCCCCTCCGGGGGCTTTTTTTTATGCCCTGTTTTTACCCGCAACGCGCCCTCCGGTCGTCAGCGGGTGTCCAATTTGTATCCTCGGATTCAGTCCTCTATAACCTTCGTTTGTCCTGCGGGCAATGTCTCGGATGCAGACTTAATCGGTCCTGCCAGTGGGCTTTGCGCTGCGTGCATGAGGCATCTCTGCACGATCGGAGTTCGTTCGTCACGTTGACTTACAACGACAAGCACTACACTCCAACTCTTATCTACAGGCATTACCAGGATTTCGCTAAGAGGCTCCGGCGCAAGCTGGGGCCTCATCGTTTTTACATGTGTGGTGAGTATGGTCCGAAGAATTTGCGGCCTCACTATCATGCAATCCTTTTTGGTTTGGATTTTCCCGACAAGTACTTAATCTCTAAGGGGAAAAATCCTCTTTATCAATCCCCGATGCTTGACAAGCTGTGGGGTCGTGGTTTCTGTTCTGTCGGCGGCGTCTCGTTCGAGACTGCTGCTTATATCGCTCGGTATTGCACCGAGAAGATCAACGGTGTGCTTGCTGACCGACACTATCTTTTAGATCATCCTTTTATCGATCACGAGACCGGCGAGGTCTTTACGCATCGCGTTCCGGAGTTCAATCAGATGTCCCGCGCTGAGGGCATCGGTAAGAATTGGCTCCGTCTTTTCTGGACCGACGTTCGCTCTGGTAAGGTCGTCCATGATGGCCGCGAGGTTCCTATCCCTCGCTATTATTCCAACTACTTTAAATCTTCTTCGTACGGGGATGCGCAAGCAATCCTTCGATCGGAGGAGGCTTTCGCTCGGCGTTTGGACAATACGCCCGAGCGTCTTGCCGTTCGTCAATCTATTGTCCGTCAACGTTTCTCTAATCTATCGAGGTCACTCTAATGGCTACTAAAGTTGTTTGTTCTGTTCACGACACGGCGTCCGATCTTTTCGGCCAGCCGTTCTTCGTTCCTGCTCCCGCGGCTGCAATCAGATCCGTTGGCGATGAGACCAACCGGCAAGCTGCGGATAATCCTCTCTACAATCATCCCGAAGATTTCGTTCTCTACTCTCTCGGCACGTTCGATGACGTGTCCGGCGCTTTCACTTCGGAAGTGAAGATCATTGCGCGGGTCAAGGACCTGGCGCAATCTCGTTTTTAATTTTCCGGGGCATGGGGGCGGAGCCCCCATATAGTAGGCCGTGGTAACGGCCGGCTTTTGACTCTTGCGGCTTGTTCGTGGCGTGGTCGTGTGGCGCTATCTTCATTTCATTACCGGCACACTTTACCTTCGCCCCTTACAAGCTGCTTTTGACTTTCGGAGGCACGTCAAATGTTTCGTAATCAATCTGTCAATGTTCATTCTTTCAGCATGATTCCTCGCGCGGAAATTCCGCGCTCTCGTTTTTCCATGGAGAAGGCGTACAAGACGACCTTCGACGCTGGTTATCTTGTTCCGGTGTACTGTGCCGAAGTACTTCCCGGCGACACTTTCAATCTTTCTATGACTGCGTTCGCTCGCATGGCGACGCCCATCTATCCATTGATGGATAACATGGTCATGACTTCGTTCTTTTTCTTCGTTCCCTATCGTCTCTTATGGACCCATTGGGTCAACTTCCAGGGCGAGCAAGCGAGTCCCTCTGACTCTACCTCTTACACCATCCCCCAGATGGTCTCCCCCGCTTCGGGTTACGTGGCGTGTACCGTCCACGACTATTTCGGTCTCCCGACCGTTGGGCAGGTTGGCGGCGGTAACACCGTCTCGCACTCTGCCCTCCCTCTGCGCGCTTACAACAAGATTTTCTACGACTGGTTCAAGGATGAAAATCTGCAGAACGCTCCGGTTCTCAATACCGGCGACGGTCCGGATACCTATTCGGACGTTGTTCTTCTTCGTCGGGGCAAGCGCAAGGATTATTTTACTGGTGCCCTGCCCTGGCCTCAGAAGGGCTCCACTGCTGTCTCTCTTCCCCTCGGTACGTCTGCGCCGGTCTATGGCACTGGCAAGACCCTCGGCTTGACCGATGGCACTACTCTGGCTGCTCCGTTCTACTCTGGCGGCGCTGGTCTCTATGTCGAGACGGCTCTTTACAATCAGAATATCGGCACTGCTTCGTCTGGTGGTACTCCCGCTGGCGCTAAGGGCGTTGGCGTCGTCACTTCCGGCACCTCCGGTCTCTATGCCGATCTTTCGTCCGCTACTGCGGCCACTATCAATCAGATCCGCCAGGCGTTTCAAATTCAGAAGCTGCTGGAGCGGGATGCTCGCGGAGGAACTCGTTATGTGGAAGCAATTTTGGCTCGCTTCGGGGTGCAAAATCCGGACTTTCGCCTTCAACGCGCGGAGTACCTTGGCGGTGGCTCGACGCCGGTGTCTATCAACCCCATTGGCCAGACTTCCGGTACGTCCGCTAGTGGGACGACTACCCCGCTCGGAACGCTCGCGGCCATGGGGACCATTTTGGCAAAGGGCCACGGCTTTTCCCAATCGTTTACCGAACATGGCATTGTGGTCGGCCTCGTTTGCGTCGATGCTGATCTTACGTACCAGCAGGGGCTACAGCGCTTTTGGTCCCGTTCGACGCGATACGATTTTTACGAGCCGGTTTTCTCGCACTTGGGAGAGCAGGCGATCCTTAACAAGGAAATTTACGTACGCGGCGACGCGAATGACTCGCTTGTGTTTGGTTATCAGGAAAGGTGGGCGGAGTACCGCTACGATCCTTCGCTCATCACGGGCTATTTCCGATCGACTAATGCGACGCCGCTTGATGCGTGGCATTTAGCGCAGAAGTTCACCACGCTCCCCGTTCTTGACACGACCTTCATCCAGTCGACGCCGCCTG